TCTAACAGCCATCTTTGAATGCTAGTTCCTCCAGTTTTAGGAATGTGTACGAATATAGAGTTATATTGTGGAATAATTACAGCCATTAGCGTCTCGAGCCAGTATGAAATATATCATCTTCTGTAACTATTCTAAATAGTATCCCTTTTTGTTTACACCATGCTCTTGCACTTTCCCACTTGGCTTGGTTTACAATCCAATGTGCTTGATTAGTTTTTGAACGTCCTGTTTTTTCTTTTAGTGTTTGATTTTTAGGTTTTACTTCTATTAGTTCAACACGCTGTCTGCCTCCTTTGTCATTGTAAACTATAAAAAAGTCGGGTACGTAAACAGTATGCTTGCCCGTAAATGGATGTCTATAAGGAATACGAACTGCTTCACTTGCCCATTGGGCAATAGCAGGATGTTCGTCACAGAATTTCATAAAATGAAATTCCCATCCGCTTCGGTATGTTGGAGTTTTTGTGCCTACATATTTTGCTGGGTTTTTAAGATTATATTTACCTTGTGCAAATCTAGGCATAAGATGTCCTTAAGGATTGATAACATTTCTTTGATCAAACAAATTAGAGTTGTCTGGATTATCTCTAAATCCTAATACACTTGTTTTTTCTCTGTTAAAATTTAATATTTGAGCTACAATTAAACTTAGTTGTACGTCACTTACACCTTTAAGTGTGTCAATTAATTCTTGGACATTGACGTCATCAATTTTTGCTTGTTGTAATAATACACTAGCAGTATTAATTGCAGAAACTTGTCCAAATCCTCTTTTTAAAAAATAACCAATTACTGCATCTACTTCGCTAGGATTATAACTTATTTCAATATTATAAAAATTATTAAAAATCTCTGTTGTTGCTTCTTTGTTTTGCATATTATGTTCCTAAACTATTAATTGCGTTCGATGCCACTTGTGATAATTTCTGATCACCTTGAGAAATTTTGTCAGCGATTTGAGAATCATATGCTGCTTTTTGTGTTGCGTTTGCACTATTATAGGTATTAATACCAACATTAGGTAAAGCACCACTGTTAATTAATGCAGGTACAACTTGGTTTGCAACAGCAGGATTAGATAGAGCCTGTAATATTGTTCCCGAATCTAATATTCGACTATTGTTTGAAGTTGAGGTAACTGGAGTTTGTACATTTTGAGGGTCAGGCACGGGCAATTTATTTTGTGAAAGCACATTAGTAATAACGCCGCCGATAACTCCAGATGCAACCTGCTTAAATATATTTTTACTTGGACTATTACTGTTACCAAATGCTTTGTTAAGCAGTGCCGATGTTCCTAGTCCTACAAGCGCAGGTAATAACCCTTTACTAGTATCAACATATCCGTCCATAGCATCATCTAAATAACCTAATGGACTTGGTGTTACATCATACCCGACACTTGCATCTGCAAATCCTGCCGGAGTGTCGCCCTTGACGCTTCCACTTGTATATTGTACTGCTTCATATGCAACAGTTATTGTGCTTTCATTAAAATCGCCAGCTGCACTATCAACATTACCGTGATCCCATGCTGTCAATAAAGGGTTGACAAGTGTATATGCTACCCAATTTCTGCGTGATAATTGATATATTGTAATATATTTAAAAAATGGATTTTTCTTTCCGTTATCTAGACCATATGCAGGAACTCTTGCAAAATATTTGTCTCTAGGTCCGTAAGCACCTGCTATTCCTTGAGTAACTTTATTTGCATCTGTAAAATAGTATCTATAATATTCTTCTAAAAGTGCTCTTGTAATACCAGTATTATCATCATGAAATGCAATTCTTACATCTTGATAATCAACACGAGTTTGTACATTTTTTTTACGATTGTATTGTTGTTTGTTTTCTACACTTGCTCTGTAGCTAGGTAAATCTGCACTTTTTACAAGAATACCTATTTCTTTTTGAAATCTAAATACATTTGAAGTTGCACTATTACCAATTTCTTCGTTAGGCTCAAATCTAACATGATACATGTACTTTTGCTTTGGTGCAAAAGCAAAATTATTTTGAGTATAAATCTGGTTAGCATGACGTGCGTCACGCAAGTGCGTTTCAGACTGTAGGTTGAATAGGAATGCATCTTTTAAACTCATACTAATATTTAGCCTTTATAATTAACTGTGTATATAAAGAAAAACGGAGACTGACGTGCAATCTCCGTTTTCTCAAAACACCAACCTTAAACTTAACTATTAGCCAGTAACAGTTGTGCCGCCTGTGGAAGCTGCTACTGCTCTTGCAGTTGCTTCGCCTACACCTTCAAACGACTCATCTGCACCAAACTGTATTGCATTATCATAACGTATTGTTAATGACACTGTAACAGGCTCGTTTGTAGCATATGCTAATGTGTTATAGTTAGCTGATTCAATATAACAACCTACTAAGCGGAACCGATCAATTACTGCTGCTCCGTTAGCACCGTTGCCACCATCTAGTATTTCGATACTAGTTTGGAATTTGTATGTACCACTTGATACTGCACTTGACTGTTCGAAGAAATCAAACTGTCTTTGTAGCTGCTGACCAACAACTTTTTGTACGTTGTTGTTTGCATCTTCACGCAGTGTAAGTGTAATTGGATCCCAAGTGTGCTTACCTGCAAGATATGTTCTTGAGTTGTAAGCGTCGATTGTCATTTGTTCAAAAGTAATATTAGGACGAGTTACGTCTACTACTTGTCTTGAAATTTCTCTTGTACCATCAGGACCGCCAGTAGTACCAAAGTTATCTAGTAATACTCTAAAGCGATACTGTAGTTTAGGCATCAACAGCGAACTATTAGAGCCTGCTCCCTCTGTTGGTACCGAAATATTTTGTAATGTTGTGATTGGCATTCTTTATCTCCTATACAGTATTTATGCTATAATGAGTGGAGTATTTCATCCACTCATTAACTACGCATATTATCCTAGTGCCGCAATTTCACCTGTGTTTTTAATACGCAACGGAATGTAAATAAATTCAATTGCTTTTACTGGTTCTATAGCAATATCTAAGTATAGTTCATTTCTATCAATTCTTGCAGGTGTGTTGTTTGTTTCATCACACACTACTAAGAAGTCATATAATGCTCTTAGTGCTACTAGTTCTAGTAATAGTGCATCTGCTGCTGCTTTAACTTGATCACGTGTGATCTTGTCATTTGGCTCAAACAAGTATGGTTTTGCCAATAGCTCTAGTTGTCCACGTAAGTATACAGTTAGGCGTGCAACATTTACACGATCTAATGCACTTGCGTTTCTTGCACGAGTTTTTTGTCCAAACACAACAAGACCTGCGCCACTAATAAATGTAATTGGGTTAATTGCATTTGAGTATAGTGTGTCACGCTGTCCAGTGTTTAGTGCAACTGAAACAAACTCGCCTTCGCTATTGATATAGCCTGAACTTGTAGCATTGCTTACACCACCGCGTCTTGTACCTGCCGGAGCAAACCAGGGGAACGCAACTTGGTCGTTAAGTATAATAGTTCTTAGCGCCATGTGTGAAGCTGGAACAACAATGTTGTTACCTGCATTGTCACTTGTAAATCCTGCGCCATAATACATTGCCATATACTCGTCAAAGCTAACTGCACCTTGGTCGTTGTCTTCTAGTGCTAGTCTAGTGTTAGTTGCCCACTCATTAAGTGAAGTAGCATCTGGTGTTAGACGTAAAGGAGTATCACCAATAACAAATGCTGTTAAGCGTCTGTCGTAGTTTAGTGTGATCATTTCGCCAATTAGTTCTGGATAACCAGGACATGCTAACAAGTTAAACTGACGTGAATCTTCGTCGCGGATGTCTTGATTACTATTAACTGTTGCTTGTAGAGCTTGTACAACACTCTTGCGTTGTGCATGACGTCCAAAGCTGCCTGAACCATCTGCTTGGTTACCTGAATCAGTTACCCAACGGTGTGGATAGTAATCTTCCATTGGTGCACCTAAATCAACGCCACCTTGACGAACATTTTTAGCTGTTAAGTCAATATAGTTGCGCTCGAAACGCTTGACATTAAATCCGCTCTTACGTAAATTCCAAAGCAACATACCTTTTGGATATAGTGCTGGATCTGGAGCATCTGGATCTAAATAATCACTTACGAGTAGTTCAGCAATAGTTGCACTCGGTGCATCGTCTGCTGTGCCGCCTGTGTCACCTAAACGTGCATCTGCAAAAAGAACTCCGTTTTCAGTGGTTTGATCAGTTTTATCTAACAGCACCCAGCCATTGTTTCCTGCTTCAAGTGCAAGTGTTGCATTATATCTATAGATTGCTGGATAGTTTTCAACGTCTGCTGTAGATATCCAAATATCTCCATCTACTAGTGGAGAGCTTGCTGCATCTGTTTGCTCAGTTGGTGCTGTTGCCGAAACAATTGGACCTTCTGCATTAGTGCCGCTGTATGGGCTTGATTCTGTTGATAAACCAGTTCCGCCAACATAGTTTAGACCAACCCAGCTATCGCCATTGTGTACTAGAATGTCAACTTCGTCAACAACTGAATTATACCATAGTTGGCCTTGGTTCGGTAAGTTCAATGGCTCTGAACCCGATGATGTATAAACTAGTGGTTTCCAGTTTGAAGCAACTAGTGTGCTGCTTGGACCATCATACATATTTGCTGTAGCTGCACTAAACCCTGCTGCTGCCAATGGTGTATTTGTGCCATCAGTAAACTGAATTTCGCCGCCAAGTTTGTGCTGAATTACAACTCTATTTTGGCTGTCAACCAGTGCTACAACGTTTGTTGCGCCTGCTGCGTTAATACTAGCTGCCATAGCTTCTGCATCATCTGCCGACCCATCTGCTTCAAAAGTTACCCCTATAGAATCTGAAAGTGTTGCTGAGTTAGCTCTTGATTCTTTAAAAGTAAAAGTATTTGTTCCACTAGTAAAATCTCCAGATTCGATTATTGCACTTGTTACACTTGTTGCACCTGCTGTTACTCTTTCAAAAACTTTATAGTTTCCAATTGGGTTAGTTGCTTCGTCAACATTTACTTTTACATAAAGTTGTCCTGCTAGTAGATTTTCGCCACCGCCGACTTTATCAAGCCCATGAATTGCACCTTGTGCTGTAGTGTAAAGCGGAGCATTTACACTTGACCATAGTTGCGTAGCTGTATTGTACTGCTTGATACTTAGATCTGCGCCACCGTTTGGTGTAGTTGTCTTAATCCAAACTGAACCTGTTGGTGCAGGCACATCGTCTCCTGATTTGAAGGCAGGTACACTAGTATGTGGTGCTGCTTCTAGTCTTGGAGTACTATATGTTCCAGGTGTTAGACCTATGTCTGATAACAAATCTCCAGCTGCACCAGCTGCAATTTTAACAAGTCCGTTAGCTTCAGTGCCGCCTGTGCCTTCGTCTGATATAGCAGTAGAATCGCCATAAATTTCAATTGAACCATCAATTACTGCTGCACTTACGCCTGTAATTAGCGGTCCATCAAGTGCGCCTCCAGTGTTAATAATTGCAACTAGATCTGCAAGGGTTGTTTCGCCGCCTGTAAACAAAACGTCTACATCGTTAATTTTAATCCCTTCACTTGCGGAGCCTGCGGCTGCAAGATCTGGATCAGTTTCTGTACCACGTACAACTGCCCAACTTGCTTTCCATTCGTCACCACCAACTTCTACCCAACTACCAGGTGTAACACCAAGAGCATAACCTGTTGTTTTGTAGTATAGTCTATTCATATTGTCATTAGCGTCTATTGCATAATCGCCAATTTGGCCAATTGAACCTTTTGGTGCGTTACCTTCTGTGTTTCCAACAAGATCAGTTGTTACTGTAAGAACAGTTGGAGTCTTAGATGTAAATGATTGTCCGCCTGACGCGATACTAGCACTATCCCATTCAAGAATTCCATATTTGCTTGTTGAAGTGTCAAACCAATATGCACCGCTTGCTGGCTCTCCACCTGGTGCTGTTGCACTTGCTGTTAATTCTGCTGTGTCTAAATCTGCTCTTACAACATATACACGATTTGAAACGCCTAATGCTGAATATGCAGCTTGTAATCCG